TCATATTTTCTATCTCTGTTAATGAGTATTTATGGTGTTGCATCAAGGCAAAGTTGATTTTAAAGTATGACGCTAAATCAGTGTGCGCCATACCTATGCGAAAAAACTTGAAAGTCCCTCCAATACAACTTCACTTTCAACACCCGTTTCAGGATTCTTAATCTTTAATGTATGAGATAGTTTAGGCATGGTCTCAAAGAAAGTTTCAATCTGCTTAAACTGCTTAGAACTTAATTGCTCAAGAAAAGTAGTAAGTTCTTTTTTAGTACAATCAGAAGCACTCCATGATTCTTCTTCGTTAAACACCTGCTCAATACAAGAAACAATCATATCAAATGATTCTGTTACACCAATACCATTTTCTGCACTAAAATTATTTTGAATAAACTCAGATAATGATGGATATTTCATTCTCATCGTTAAATTTTCATCTACCTTAATATCTTTCGTATGTTTTTTATCTTTGATAACTTTAATAGCATCAAGGGGTATGGTAACAGGAACTTGTGTCTTATCGTCATCAGGACAAGTGATTATAACATCAACTTCTTCTCCGACTGATTTTCCACGAATATTTAAGAACAAATATTCAATATCAAATGTTGATAATTTCTCAACTTTAATACCTCTAGTCAAAATACAATTACTAATAACATTTTTAATAGCAGTTGTAATTTGCTTTTGGTCTTCAGATTCCATTGCAATAATGAGAATCTTCTCTTCTTTCACTAAGAAAGGTCTGTATTTAATCTTCCTGCCACTGGATGGTAGTACCATCTCATAGGTAGGAGTTGAAATTGTTGGTAAGGGCATAATGTTTATAGCACTTCAGTATTTTTATTTATAGGGGTTAATTACCAAAAAATCTAGAGGAACGTGCCCAAGATTCTGGGAGTAAATTTTCAAAATCACCTAATATTCTTTTATTAACACTCTTATTCTTACCAGAAACATATCTCTCATAGTTAAAAGTACAATTAACTCTTAGGGTATCTGAACTACCATATTGAACAGGAGTAGAAGATAAACTAATAGGAAACATTCCTATAAAATTATATTCTATTTCATTATCATAATCACGATCAAACTTAACAATTTTAATACTATCACTCTTATAACCACTATCACCTCTAGGATATCTCATTCTATAAAAATATGCTGGATTTGATTTATCAACCCTTGAACTACCATTAATTTCAGATCCACTTGAAATATACTCTATCCAGTGCTCTAAGAATTTAATCATTTTATAATCTGCATCTACATAAAAATCTAAAACAATTTCTGTAAAAATTCTAGTATGGGCAAATTTTTCTTGGACACCAGTAAAGTTACCAAATATATCACTTGTTCCTAAAGTACTTCCAGGAATAGAGGCAGAATTACACAACAATCCAGCTCTTTCTGTTATAAATCTTTTATCAACCCCCTTTGAGGCTAAATGAGTGAATAAACTTCCCGATAATCCATCAAAAAACACTTGATAATGGGATGTTTGTGCAACATGACCAATCGTGGATTTAAAATCACCTATTTTTCTAGGACGCACCATCTAAATACTTTATGTTTACTTATCTTATAATGTATTTAGATGTCTTATAAAGGAAAATATAAACCAAAGCATACAAGAAAGTATAAAGGTAATCCTACCAATATAATATATCGTTCTTTATGGGAACTTAAATTTATGAAGTATTGTGACTCTAATGCTAACATATTAGAATGGTGTAGTGAAGAAATAGTACTTCCATATCGTTCTCCCATTGATAATAGAATACATAGATATTTTCCAGATTTCTATATTAAAGTTAAAGAAAATACTGGTAAAGTTAAAAAAATGATTATTGAAATCAAACCAAAAAAACAATGTGTAGAACCAGTACCACAAAAGAGAAAGACGAAAGGATATATCTATGAAGTTTATGAATATGCAAAGAATCAAGCAAAATGGAAAGCAGCAAAGAATTATTGCCTCGATAGAGGATATGAATTTAAAGTTATCACAGAAGACGAATTAGGTATCAAGTAATGACTAGTAGTTACCCAACAGATGATAAACATAATAGAATTAGAGGAGTGGCAGATGGTTTAATTGGAACCGAAGACCCAGATGATTTAATGTTAGAATTGATGGAAGCTTGTAATGATACTGTAACACCTGTTCCTAATGTTGGTAGTTTTTATTTCTTTGTATATAATCCAAAAACTCCAGATATTAGATATGACCAAAACCCTTTAGTAGCAGTAACTGAAATTTATCGATGGGGTTTTAGAGGTATCAATTTTCATTGGAATGATTATAGAAATTATACATGGAATGAAGTTGCTGGACAATTATATGAAGTATACTCTGAAGAACTAAATGATCTTGATATGATACCTTTTAAAAAAATCCTTCTAAATAGTTAAAACATATGGATATAGGTCGATAATGGCAGCTTGGAAAAAAGTAGCAATGACAACAGGAGGTCTTGGAGTAGGTGTTGTAGCTACGGTAAATACTACCCAAGGTATTAAAAAAGGATGGGAAGAATTTGATCAACCAGCATCAACTGGTCCAGATTATACTGGTGGAGTAAAATTTAATTATAGATATCCAAATACACAATTAGAAGAAGATAGTGATTTTTTAGAGATTAAAATAGTAGAATATAAACCACCTGGTATTGGAGGAGGAGCAAAAGGAGAACAACCATTTAAATTGGGATCATCTACAGAAGGATTACAAAAAAATATAGAGAACCCAATAGGATATATCTTCCTTCCTGTTCCAGAAAATATTCAAGATTCTAATGATGTAGAATGGGGTGAGGATAGTATTAATGGAATAGCAGCAAAAGGTTTTGGTATGGTAAAGGGTGCCATGGCTGAGGGAGATATTGCTACAGGTCTTGGTAAAATGATTGGTGGAACTGCAAAAGGAATAACAGAACTTGCTGGTGATGAAAGTGCTCAAGGTTTAGCAATGTCATTCTTTGCCTCTAAAGCAGTTAATATAATGGGTGGTAATACTAGTCTTGGTGGAATGTTATCAAGGTCACAAGGTCAAGTTTTAAATCCAAATATGGAACTTTTATTTAAAGGAGTTACTTTAAGAGGATTTAGTTTTGATTTTGATTTGGCTCCTAGAGATAAAAAAGAAGGTGAAACAATTAAAAATATAATTAGAACATTTAAAATGAATATGAATGCTAGAAATTCATCTAGTGGTTCTGAAAATTCAAGTGGATTGTTTATTAAATCACCAAATGTTTTTCAGTTAACATATAAAACTGGTAGTAGTAACCATAAATTCTTACACAAATTCAAACCTATGGCATTGAAAAATATGTCGGTTAATTATACTGGTGCAGGAACTTATGCAACATATGATGATACAACACCAGTTCATATGAAGTTATCATTATCATTTCAAGAACTTAATCCAATCTATGCAGAGGATTATGAAAAAGATCAAGGATTAGAAGGAGTAGGTTACTAATGGGTTATTTTAGAGAGATACCAAATCTTGAGTATCAATCACCATTTTCAAATAGACTTTCAAGTTCCAGTTATGTAACTGCTAAAAATCTATTCAGAAGAATGAAAATTCGTGATGACTTGCAAAATATTTTTACAATATTTAATAAGTACCAAATACAACAAGGTGCAAGACCAGATAATGTTGCCGAACAACTTTATGGAAAAGCATCTCTTGATTGGGTTGTAATATTATCTGCTGGTATTATTAATCTAAGGAATGATTGGCCATTATCAGATAAAGACCTCTATAATTATGTTGTAGAAGTTTATGGTTCAGATAGAAATAATGTACGTCATTATGAAACTAAAGAAATTAAAGATGTAAATGATAAGTTAATTCTACCTGCTGGTCAAGTAGTAGATTCTGATTTTACAATATCATATAGAGAAATTTCTGGTTATGATAATGATGGAAATCCTACATATAGAGTAGTAACAACTACTCCATCAAATACAGTAATAGGAATTTCTAACTATGAATATGAAGTAAGAAAAAATGATAAAAAAAGATTAATATATGTACTAAGAAGAGAATATTTACAACAATTCCTAACTGATATGAGGAATGAAATGATTTATAGTGAATCCTCACAATATGTTAATGATAAATTAATTAGAACTGAAAATACTAGAATTACAATTCCACAATAAAAAAGGGGTCGTGAGACCCCTTTTTAATGTTATTCTGCTAATTTAGCAAAGTATGATAATGGATCATCTTCATCTTGAACCGATGAAGTAGGAGTAGGTGCAGCAACAGCAGCACTAACTAGTTCTTCTGCAGAACCACGATCATTATCTTCATCAAAAGTCTCTGCATCTTGACGAGCAGGAGCTTTATTACCAAGAACATAACCAAGACGCTTCTTCAGTTCATCATAAGATTTGAACTGGTCAGCACCAACAAACTCTTGAAGAGAACTTTCTTTCTTCCAGAGTGCTTCAAGTGCATCATCATCACTACCCTCTAAAAGAGGACTCACAGCAGCAAACTCAGAAGAGTCATAGTTCCTGTAACCAGCAACATTCTTTGCTTTCAACTTGAAGTTGGCACCTTGCCAGAAATCAAATGGATCAATTGCTTCCTCATCCTCAA